GTTGGGAGGGATTCTGGATGATGGACAAGATTGTGGTCACAGCGGCGGACATCGAAAAGCTCCTTGCATGGCGGGATGAGCACAACGATCTGGTTCGTTCGATGCCGGTTCCCCTGCGAGAAGTGGAAATCCAGATTGTCGAGAGCGGCATCTCTATCAAGTGCTTCCGCTCTGACAAGAAGCTGAAGCTCTACCTCAACAGCCCGGCCCGGGAGCTCGGCCACGTTGTCTTTGCTCCGCTGGGCAACGGCCTGTGGAAGAAGAAAGTAAGCACGCTTCCTGCGGACTGTAACCCCACCGAAACCGAACAGGGCGCTTTGACCGTGTACGGCTCCCTGATGGCGCTGATGACGTATGGAGCGGTCGGCATCAGGGGTGAGAAATCCGCCACCTCAACAAAGGCTCCCGCCAAGCGCATAGGCTCCACAAAGCCGCATACCGCCAACACCACATACATCATTCACTCGGCTGGAAAACAGCTCACAGTGGTTCCCAGAGGCCACCATGCAAGCCCGGCCTGCTCCTTTACCGTAAGAGGCCACTTCCGCCACTACAAAAGCGGCAAGACGGTCTGGATTGCGGAGTACCGCAAGGGGGCTGGCCGCAGCCGGGACAAGACCTACAA